CTGTGTTTGCACTCTTTTTCGTTTGACATGGGGCATAGTTATACACTAATACACACCCGTTGCAACAATTTTTTTGAATGAATATAGACGGCGACCCAAGCACTCCTATTTACGGCGAGCCGATCAAGGGGAGAAAATACAAATACGGATTCAACTGGCGGCAAGGAACGCACGATCTTGCTATTGAACTAGCGATGTTCCGCGAGAAGATTACTCGCCGAATCCCAGAAGACACGGGCGGACATAAAACATCAGACCACTTCCTTGCGATTGCTAGGGCGCTTTGGCCCGAGAAGGAAGGCAAGGCAGCAGCCAACTTTATCTGGCACCCTTGGGCGACTCGCATGTTAGAGGCTTCTTGCAAGTATGACTATCTTGCGATTGCTGGCTCGGGGGGCTTTGGAAAGTGCCTTGCACCAAACACGCCAGTTCTAATGTATGACGGGTCAATCAAGCTTGCGAAGGACGTTGTTGTTGGAGATCAGTTGATGGGAGACGATTCAACTCCGAGAAATGTTTTGGTAACAAACCCCGGAAGATCAAACATGGTTCGCATTATCCCATCCAAAGGTGATTCTTGGGAGTGCAATGACGATCACATTTTAACTCTTAAGAGGGCTTGGGGGCCAAAGAAAAGTTGGAGACGAGTTGGAGATACAATTGATATTTCTGTAAAAGACTATTTGAAGAAAAGCGACACGTTCAAAGAACAATTCAAATTGTTTTGCACGGGCGTTGAGTGGGATGAGAGGCCGCTTCCAATAGAGCCTAGGGCTTATGGCATTTGGCTAGGTGATGGGTCAACTGGCAAAACACACATCACAAGCAGCGACAACGAGACTCTTGTTAACAATTATATCTGCGATTATTTCACAAAGAATGGATACGATGTAAAAAAAGAATACTACGGGAAAGACACACCCACTTGGATGATTTCTAAAAAATATGCGAGGAGCAAAGACAATGCGTTCTTACAGCTTGTAAAAGACTCTTCTGGATTTGTTAGAAACAAACAATACGGCAAAAAGAGAATTCTTAAAGAATACCTTATTAACTCCAGAAAAAATAGACTGGAACTTCTCGCCGGTCTGATTGATTCGGATGGATACACAAATGGAACGGCATACGAAATATCCTGTTCGTATCCAGAACTTGCAAAAGATATTGTGTTTCTTGCAAGGTCACTTGGGTTTCGCGTTGTCACAGAACAAAGAAAAGTTAAATGCAACTTTGGACTGCATGATGCATGTCGGATAAGTATTATGGGAGATGTTTGGCAGATTCCTGCATTAAGAAAAGTTGCGAGGCCAAAAGAAAGAACGAAGTCGGAGACTGTATCTTTTAAGATTGAACAGCTTGGGGAGGGTGAATGGTCTGGCTTCCAACTAGACGGCAATGGACGGTTCCTTCTTGGTGATTTTACTGTCACACACAACAGCGAATTTTATGCAATATGGGCTATTATAAACTACTTAGCTGATCCAGAGAATACTATTGTCCTCGCTACTTCTACTACAATCAAAGCATCAAAACAGCGTATCTGGGGTAAGATCGTCAAGTATTGGCAAATCTGCGAACAGCTTGGGCTGCCGGGTAAGCTCGTAGATTCTCTTAATACAATTCGCTATGTGGATGGCAAGGGTAAGGCAAGCAAGGGCGATCTCGCTGGTATCACGCTGATCCCGGGCGAAAAGAAGAAAGAGAAGGACGCCACTGGCAAGATGCAGGGTATCCACCAGAAGAACGTTATCTTTGTTGCGGACGAGCTTTCAGAACTCTCCGAAGCGATTACCGAAGTGGCATTCTACAACTTGAGCAAAGGTTGCGAACGCTTTCAGTTTATCGGTATCTCCAACCCTGCGTCTTACGTAGATGCGTTCGGAAAGTTCGCCAAGCCTAAAGCAGGATGGGATTCGATTTCTGTAGACGATGACGATTGGGAGACCGAGCGTGGGATATGCATCCATTTTGATACACTAAAGAACCCGAATATGATGAAGGGTAAGAAGGTCTATTCGTGGATGGACGGGCCTGAAGACCTAGAGAAGGTTCCCGTATCAGAACGCAATACAGCCTCGTATTGGCGCATGTATCGTGGGTTCTGGTGCCCCGCTGGAGTTACAGATCAAATCTACAGCGAGGTTGAGATTATCAACGCCAAGGCTACAGACAAGGCGATCTGGCTGGATAACGAACTTGTTAAGGTCGCGTTCCTCGATCCTTCGTTTACCAATGGAGGAGACAGGGCGATTCTTTACTTTGGAACAGTTGGTAAGCTAATCGAACCTTATGGATACAAGGGGCTACAATACGACGAATTCCTTAAATTCGCGGAAGATGTTACAGATCAGTCCTCCACCCGAACCGAGCAGATTGTTCGCTGGTTTAGAGACGAATGCGTAAAGCGTGGAGTTCAGCCGAAGAACGCAGGATACGACAAGTCTGGAGCAGGTGGGCCATTAGGAGACGTTATTTCAATTGCTTGGAGTAAGGATGTATTCGGTCTTCAGTTCGGCGGTAAAGCATCGGAGAAGCCAGTGTCCGCATACGACCAGACCCCAGCGCACGAAAGGTATGTCAACTCCGTCAGCGAGATATGGTATTCACTTAAGGAATACATGCGAGCAGGACAAATTAAAGGCATCTCAGGCGACATGATGCAGGAAATGTGTCAGCGTAAACTTGATAAGCACGGAGTTAAAGACTTGAACATGCGCATTAAAGTAATGCCGAAGTCTGAAATGAAGTTATCTTACGGCATGTCGCCGGATATTGCAGACGCAGGAATGGGGCTTCTTGCGCTTTGTAGGGAAAGACTAGGCTTGGACAGCACCACCGTTACCAAGGCGATAAATCAGAACAACAGAGTTGAAAGCAAAGGTTGGAAAGAAGCATTCAGCAAATTCCGCACGGTTTATCGCTGAAGTATTGTTAAACAATACCTTTGCGCTTCGCTTCGTCTAATTCTTCCTGCGTCCACTGCTGGGCATACCACACGGGTTCGTCCCAAGGAATCGGCCTTTGTCTATCTACACCGAACGAAATTCGTCCATAAGTGTTGGGAGATTGCTCCTCCAGCTTAACGAACTTGTCTTCTGGAAGCATGTCTTTATCGCTGGGAAGAAATAGATAATCGCGGATGAATTCAAGAATACACCAATGCTTGATAAGGAATGTCGCTTGAGCGCAGGCCATCCAAGGTGCTGCGGTCATCTTTGCGCCGAATACCATGCCCTTATCTCCGCAATCTTCGTATAGTTTATTTGGAACATCGCCGTGCCAGATGCAGTCGGACTCCTTGAAGATTAGGTCTTTTCCTGCTCCGTAGGCTATTAATGCTAATGTCAGAACAGAGTGTGACCAACCGCACAATCCTTCCCGATTCTCCTTAATGCAGTCCCCTACATGACCCAAGTTATCGTTTAACAAGATCATGTTATCGCAATCAGCAGGAACTTTCGTGCAAACTACGTAATAATCTTTTGTGTATTTCTCGGTATTCTTCTTCCACAGTTGAAAGAATTCGGAATCCCAAGTTGACTTGTAATGGTATCCGGAACCGATGATGTAGTTCATTAGACAGCCCGTGCAATAACCGTCAGTCTTCCAACATTTTCAATTTGAGGATAGAATGATTCATAGGGAAGCACTTCAAATCCGTGCATTTTAAGAGCGCCAAACAGCGCGTTTTTATTAAACGCCCAAAATGTAGTTAAGTCTTCGTATATTTCGCTATTTGAATTAAATAAAGCCAATGGCAAGTCTTCATTTTTTGTGTAGATGGCGGTTTCTAGTATCATAAATCCTCCATCTTTAATACACTTTCTGCATTGCTCAAGACAACGAAGCGGGTCTTTAAGATGATAAAATAGCCCTAGATTTTGAATAATATCAAATAGTCCCTTGTTCCATTCCCAAAAACAGTCCAGCCTTTCGTAAAGATGTTCAACTGGAATATTGTAATATCCAGCGACCTTGCCGCCAAACATTTCATTTACCTTTGAAAAATTGCTTCTCCAATGATCGTCTCCAATGTCTGTTGCAACAATTGTTGATGCTCCAAGTTGTTGCGCCTCAAAGGCCCACATGCCATCACGGCTCCCAAGGTCAAGAACTCGTTTATCTTTATAGTCTATGTTGTTTCTTACAGATCGGATTGAATTCCATATCGGAGTAAGGGCTTCCCATCCATTTGTAGTTGTGCCATTGGGCAATTTGATGCAATGATACCATTCTTGATTCATGATTTATTTCCTTTTGTAAATTAATAATTTTTGATTTATCCATCTTGTTGTTGATCTTGATCGAAAGTCCAGAGAAAAATTTCCCATCCACCCACAAGCTGAACGGGAATCATATCCAGAGCAAATGATGTAGTTCATTTGTGATAGACGCTGATTGTTGGCTTGACCCATCTTGCTGTTGCAATCCCACGAAGCTTGTTCGTGTAAAACTCCTGCCTCTTAAACCCGTATTTCTTGAACACTTCGTCCCAATACTCTTGAGGTTTGCAGTTAACGTGGTGATGCCCACCCTCAGCCCATTGCGGTTCAGAATAGGTCAAAAATACAAGGTTTGCCGTGGAGAATAGCCGCATGTAGTTATCTTGGTATTTCTCCTCAACATGCTCAAGAAACTCGCAAGACCAGATAATGTCTGGTTTAAGCATACTGCCGATTGGTAGTTGGCCTTGTGTAAAGTCGTGGATAAGTATGCGATCTTGGACAGGACTGTTGTCCAATGCTAGTTTACTTCCGTCTACACCGATTGCCTCTACACCGTGATCGAGAAACCATTTAACAGCGTGTCCTTCTCCGCATCCGATATCCAGCATTGTGCGCGGTGTAAACTTCTTAACGATATCCATCCACACAACAGGGTCAAACGTATCTGGATCACCACCAGTAATGAATCCACCAAGATGTCCGTCACATACCAAGCTCATTTGACTCCCTCTCCTGCAATAGATTCAACCCAATTTGCATGATCTCCAATAACCCTCCAGTGCCCCTCAAGATTGCACAGGTTTCTGTCTGGCGATGAACCAATCGCAACATAGCGATAATCAAATCCAGCACCCTGAAGTGCAACGCTCAAGATTTCTTCAGACCACATTGTCTTGTGTCCGTGGTTGACCATAAGATTCCGTATTGCCGAATTCAGCGTGGCCTCACCGAAGCCAGACGATCCGAGCCAATAGAGATATTCGTTATCTGCTTTAGCTGCAACGCGAGTAATAGACGGAACGCAGACTCGCAATACCCCACCTTTCTTCAAAATGCGATAGCATTCCGAAAAGAAGTTAAATACCTCTCTGCTATCTAAATGTTCTACAACATGTTCCGCAAAGATGTAATCTGTTGAGTTGTCTGGAAATGGAAGTGGTTTTGTTATGTCTACTTCCGAATCATAATTCTCCCACCCATCCAGCTTGTTTCCACCGCATCCGAATTGTCGTTTAATCATAATACAAACTCCCGTATCCACTCCGAGTATCCCATCGTTCCTTCGCATCCACGCCTTGCGTCGATAACAAGATGGTTTTCCACAAAGTTCCGCATGGAATCGACTCGCTGTTTTATTTCACTTTCTGTCATGTTTTGTAGATATTTCACAATATCGTTCATGTTCGTGTTGTCCAAGTTGAATCTCGGGGAAAAATCCAACTCCTGACCGAATGGCATCGTCCAGTCATCGAGTCGAACAGGGATCGCTCCTAGCAGCATGGATTCAAATAGTCGCATGGAACTCGGGCCGTTACCCCTAGGGCAAAGCGAAAATACGGAATCTTTAAGTTCGTTCGCATACGCTTCGGCTAGTTGAGGTCTGCGCTCTGCTGGTGTTTTCCACCAATCAATCCACGTCAGCCGAATGCCGTCCACCTGCATTCTGTGGCGGTTGTGCCAAGTCTGGCGATGCCCACGGAAGCTAATCTTCGTCTTGCGTTTGCGGTTATCGAAATCTCCGCGCAAGTAGTTTGGGATGAACCTATCGTATTCGTAAGGAATGTTGAACCCGCAATTCGT